ATAGTTAATGGTGGTGGTAGTACAAACTCTGTAGATGTAGAGTGGTATGTAGCAGCTGATAACTACACGTCTCACTTTCTTTCGGGTAAGAGTCTAGGTGCAGGCGATTACATTACCTTTACAAACATTGACCTAGTACTTCAACCGGGTGACAAGATACAAAACGTACCTACTTCCGCTGGTCATATTGACACTATTCTTACTGTAACAGAGACCTTCGTCCCAGTAGGGTAATAGCGGGGTTGCATTATTGTCTATGGTATGATATAACTATATATGTAAAACTATTCTTCATAAGCTGCTTGCAGCATAACCTATGAGGAATAAAATGTTTAACTTCGCTAAAAAAGTACTCCACTCAATCCAAGAAACTCAGCAACGCCGTGCAGATTTTTATATCCTAAAAAGTATGAGCAATAAAGAACTTAAGGATATTGGAATTACTCGTTCTGAAATTAGGCAGAGGATATATGGCTCGTAACCTAACAGAGAAACAACAAGCATTTTTAGATGCTTTGTTTGAAGAGGCTGAAGGCAACCCTGTAAAAGCGTTAAAGCTTGCAGGGTATGCCGAAGGCACGTCTTCTACTACTCTTATGTCTGCTTTAAAAAATGAAGTAGCTGAAAGAACTAAAGACTTTATCGCAACTCGTGGCCCAGCTGCAGCTTGGGCTATGATGCAAGTAATGAGATCTCCCACTGACCTGGGCAACAAAGAGAAGATGGCAGCAGCAAAAGACTTTATGGATCGTGCAGGTTTTGTTAAGACTGACAAAATTGAAGTGAAAGCAGAAAGTCCTTTATTTATTTTGCCTCCAAAAGAAAATGAAAACTAAAACTTGGAAACTACCTAAACCTGAAAAAGTAAATGGTGAATGGGAGTGGGTACCTTTAGTTAGAGTTGGAAGGTTTCTTCCATTTGGGTATAGACAAGATCCCGATGACTCTGATATACTACTTCCAATCCCAGAAGAGCTGGAGCTTTTTGAACAAGCTAAGAAACACTTAAGTCAGTACAGTTACCGTGAGGTGGCTGCTTGGTTAAGTGAAGCATCTGGTAGATATATATCTCATGTAGGTTTGTTTAAGAGGGTTAAGATTGAGCAAAAACGTAAGGCAGCAGCTTCAATCCAACGCTTCTATGCCGAAAGGTACAAAGAGGCAGCAGAAAAAGCGGAAAAGCTCGAAGCCAACAGACTCGGTAAAAGACGTCCCGTCGAAGACAGTGCCAGCGCAGGTAAAGCCTGAGCCTATTGATGTAGCTGCTGCGCAAAGAGAAATTCTTTTTGAACCTAACCCTGGGCCACAAACAGAATTTCTAGCTTCCACTGAACAGGAAGTTTTGTATGGTGGGTCAGCTGGTGGTGGCAAATCTTACGCAATGATTGCTGATCCTGTGCGGTACTTGAATAACCCAAATGCACAGATGCTTCTTGTTCGTCGTAGCACAGAAGAACTTAGAGAACTTATCTCGGTAAGTAAACAGCTATACCCCAGAGCAATACCGGGTATCAAGTTTATGGAGAGAGACAAGACTTGGGTAGCACCCAGTGGAGCTACTCTCTGGATGTCGTACCTTGATCGTGACGATGACGTTATGAGATACCAAGGTCAAGCATTTAACTGGATTGGGTTTGACGAACTTACTCAGTGGTCCACTCCATATCCCTGGAACTATATGAGGTCTCGTCTACGTACTACTAAAGCTAGTGGCCTACCACTTTACATGAGAGCTACTACTAACCCTGGAGGTCCGGGACATCAGTGGGTTAAGAAAACTTTTATTGATCCCGGTACTCAAAGGAAACCTTTTTGGGCTACTGATCCTGAAACTGGTGAAACTATTGCTTGGCCTAAGGGACACACAAGAGAAGGTCAACCACTATTTAAAAGAAGATTTATTCCAGCCACACTGTTTGACAATCCTTACTTAGCCGATGATGGAATGTACGAAGCTAACTTGCTTTCGTTACCTGAACATCAAAGAAGACAACTGCTAGAAGGTGACTGGGATATTAACGAGGGCGCAGCCTTTCCAGAGTTTAACAGAAGAATCCATGTAGTAGAACCTTTTGATATACCGCATAGCTGGCCAAAATTTAGAGCAGCTGACTACGGTTATGGATCTTATAGTGGAATAGTCTGGATAGCAGTGGCACCTGATGAACAGCTAATTGTATATAGGGAAATGTATGTACAAAAGGTTTTAGCCACAGATCTAGCTGATATGATACTGGAGGCTGAGTCTGAAGAAAAAATTCGCTACGGAGTTCTTGACAGCTCACTCTGGCACAAACGAGGGGATACTGGACCTTCACTTGCGGAACAGATGATTGTTAAAGGTTGCAGGTGGAGACCTGCAGATAGATCTAAAGGTTCTCGTGTATCGGGTAAGAACGAAATACACAGAAGACTTCAAGTAGATGAGTTTACTGAACAACCTAGATTAGTTATTTTTAACACTTGCAAAAACTTAATCTCTCAACTACCTTCTATACCCTTGGATAAGAATAATCCAGAAGATGTAGATACTCACGCAGAAGACCACCTATACGATGCATTGCGTTATGGTGTAATGACAAGACCAAGAAGCAGCCTATTTGATTATAACCCAACATCAAGTTCTGGTTTTCAAGTAAGTGATCCAACCTTTGGCTATTAGGAAGTAACATGGAAGAAGACGAAATCTTTGAAAACGAAATGGCTATGGATTCAGCTGATTCTAGGGCTATTGAAGACACAGATAAAGATGGTTACTCTGATCCTGTAGTTGGAACTATTGTTTCTTTAGTTACAGACAGGTATTCAAAAGCATCTACTTCAAGAGAAACTGAAGAGCAGCGCTGGGTAAAAGCCTATCGAAACTATCGTGGATTGTATGGTTCTGATGTACAGTTTACTTCTACAGAAAAGTCCCAGGTCTTTGTTAAAGTTACTAAAACAAAAGTACTTGCTGCATACGGTCAGATTGTAGAAGTACTATTTGGTAATACAAAGTTTCCTATTTCTATTGACCCCACTACTTTACCTGAAGGTGTTGCAGAGTCAGTAAACTTTGAAACTAACACTGATATGCAAAAAGCTAAAGCTGAGTTTTCGCCAGAAGAAATGAAACTTCTTCCAGGTGAAACTTCAGCTGACTTGCGTGAAAGACTTGCAGGTCTAGAGAAAAAACTTTCTCCGGTCATCACAGAACTTAAAGAAGGTACTGGCGGTACAGCTACAGAAGTTACTATCCACCCAGCTATGATTTCAGCTAAGAAGATGGAAAAGAAAATCCATGATCAGCTGGAAGAATCTAATGCAAACAAGCAGTTACGTGTAGCTGCATTTGAATGTGCTTTGTTTGGCACAGGGGTCATGAAAGGCCCATTTGCTGTAGACAAAGAGTACCCCAATTGGTCCGATGAGGGTGAGTATGAGCCGATTTATAAAACAGTTCCGCAAACATCTTCAGTCTCTGTTTGGAATTTTTATCCCGATCCAGATGCAGCTAATATGGATGAAGCTGAGTACGTGGTTGAGCGCCACAAGATGTCTCGTACCCAGCTACGCAATCTTAAGAACCGTCCTTTCTTCCGTAAAAACTCGATTGACACAGCTGTTAGCATGGGTGAATCCTATGTTAAAGAGTGGTGGGAGCAAGTTATGGAGGATAATTCCGAAGAATCCAGTGCAGAACGTTTCGAAGTTCTGGAGTTCTGGGGTAACGTGGATACAGAAGTACTTGAAGGGCACGATGTAGACGTACCAGATGAACTTAAAGATATGGACCAAGTGTCTGTAAACATCTGGGTTTGTAATGGACAAGTGCTACGTCTTGTAATGAACCCATTTACACCTTCTATTATCCCATACTATTCAGTGCCTTACGAAGTAAACCCGTACTCTATGTTTGGTGTAGGCCTTGCAGAAAACATGGATGATACTCAAACATTGATGAACGGCTTTATGCGTATGGCTGTTGACAATGCTGCACTCTCTGGTAATATGTTGATTGAAGTAGACGAAACTAACCTAGTGCCGGGGCAAGACTTAAGTGTTTATCCGGGCAAGGTCTTTCGTCGTCAAGGGGGTGCTCCGGGTCAAGCTATCTTCGGCACCAAGTTCCCTAACGTGTCTAATGAGAACATGCAGATGTTTGACAAGGCTCGTGTACTTGCGGATGAATCTACTGGATTTCCTTCGTTTGCTCACGGGCAGACGGGGGTATCTGGTGTAGGTAGAACAGCCTCTGGTATCTCTATGCTTATGTCTGCAGCTAATGGCAGTATTAGAAACGTAATCAAAAACGTAGATGATTATCTTCTAGCGCCACTGGCAAAAGCATTTTTTCACTTCAACATGCAGTTTGACTACGACCCAGAGATTAAGGGTGACCTTGATGTTAAGGCTCGTGGTACAGAAAGCTTGATGGCTAATGAAGTACGTAGCCAAAGACTTATGCAGTTCTTGCAAGTAGTACAGAATCCAGTACTAGCGCCATTTGCTAAGATGGATTACATTATTCGTGAGATTGCTAAGTCTATGGATCTTGATCCAGACAAGCTAGTAAACTCTATGGGTGATGCAGCTGTTCAGGCAGAGATACTTAAAAAGTTCCAAGAAGCTAACCCTCCACCAGCACCACCACCAGGACAAGCACCTCAGGGAGCAGGAGGGCCGCCAGGAGTGCAGGATACCGCTGGAGGCGGGGGAGGTAACATAGGAATAGGAACAGCCCCTCAGCCAGGAGAACAGGGCTTCTCAGGTAACACAGGACAAGGCCCAGTACAGTAATGCACAACCTAAAGCCTTTAGTAAATGATAAGGCTCTGTGGGAATCTTTTCTTGCAGAGCTTGACTCTAGATTAGCTGCTGTCCATCGAGAAATGGAACAAGCTAGCTCCGTAGAAGATTTGTTTAGATTACAAGGTCAAGCAGCTTGCCTTAATAAGTTTAAGTATCTGAGGGACAAAGTAAATGGTTGAAAAATCACCCCGCCCAAAGGCAAGGCCACAAACTCCTAAAGAGTCCAAACCGTCAGCCCCTGAAAAATCCCTACGCCCTAAAACTAGGGAACAGGTACGTGTTGAAGACGAGATGCGCCAGTTCGGAAACCTAGAGTTTCGTGCTGACATGGAAGACCAATTAAGCTGGAACCCACTAGCCAGACTTGGTTTTGAGCCTGATCAGTCTGTTGTAGGTAGACCTGCGTACAATAGTCCTCATATATACGAAGGTATTAGGTACCCCTACGATTCTGAACAAGAGTATATCGACGAAACTTTACCGAGGGCAGCATCTGGGGCTGAGTACAGAGATATTGTAGGTAGAGTTAAACCAGGGTCTGTCATAGTTAATTCAAACACTGCAAAAAACCCTGTGTGGTCCCACGAGTACACTCACGGTGGTCTAGAGAAAGTAATGGAGTATCTAGCTGAAGATAGAGACTTTTTTACTGAAAAGTACGGGGAAGACACAGTTAGACTCTTAGATGAGATACGCAGTGATACTAATAGGTCCAAAGGTCCAAACGAAAAACTGACTGAAATGTTAGACGATGTTTCTAAGGATTTAAAAGTAGACTTAGAAGGAAACTTAATACCTGCTGCTGGAACTGCGTTAGGTAAAATGGACAACACTAGGACTGCCGTAGAAGACTGGGCTGCAAGCCCAACTAGTAGAAGTGTGAGATCTAGAAGAACTTTACAAGAATATCTTAAGCTGGGTAGAGTTAAAGACGAGAAGTTACATAAGTCTGACATAGAGTCTGCTTTCCCAGGATACGTAGGGATATTTGAAGCAGCTGAGGATATGCTCGAAGCTCAAGGTGAGCCTTTACCAACGGAAAAAAGAGGTTGGCTTAAGAGGACACTGTCTAAAATGGGTTTTGACGAAGGTGGTCTAGCTACTCAAACCGAAGAAGCTTTAGGCTGGACTGCAGAGGGTAAAAAGTTTGCAGATGCAAATCCTGTAGAAGTAGAAGAAAACCAACAGTCCACTGCACTATCAATTGCTGACGTGCCAGTCTTTGATAGACCTATGGATGCTAGTGAAAGTGATAAGTGGACTGGTGTTCAAGATGAGCTGGGTAATCGTCAATACAAAACTATCTTTGGTAGGACTTACTTTGTAAGACCTGCAGAAGATCAAAGAAGTAATTACGAAAAGATACAACAGGATATTATTCCTGCTGTTAAAAACTA